ACGAGAAGCACTCACAATCGCATAATCGCTATAATATGTGTTGTAATTTGAATTGTTTACTGTTGCAAGCGGTGCAAACATTGCTTTATTATTTCATGCAATACTTGATAAACAATAATATGATCATGAATGTGAAATTGTTGTTCAAGTGTTTTCGTATGGTGAAGTTGTTTTAATATCTCCAACAAAACCACTCAAAGCTGTATAAAGATTCTTGCTTCAATCCGTGCATAATCAACCAAGCCATTCAGAAACATTTCACCACCAGTTTTCAAGTCAGAATAATTTCATGTAACTTGTTGTTCATGATGTATCACCACCAGTAACTCATGCAATTGAATTACTTCATCATGAAGCTTGCTTTGATCATGAAACGATTCATTGTCCAATTACTCATTGTGTATTCAAAGAACAATATTTCATCATGTATAATGCATTGATATACATTCTTTGGTAGAATCAAACGATATCATATCAAGCCGTTCAATCATTGCTATCATTTGCACGTGCATAATTTATGAATTCTTGCATTGTATGTGAAGCTTCAACGGTTGCTCATGAAAGAGATTTTAAAACTGAACTTGAAAGACTTCATTCATAAACTCAAAGATAAAATGCACTTTTCTTGATTGGATTTGATAATGTTCATCTTGAATGTGCGAAATATTGGAATCATTCATCTTCTGCATTTGGATTGTTTGTAATTGAAAGTGTAACTGTGCTTCAAGATTTTGTCATTTTTATTCCACGTATTGGGAATTTTACCATAACGTTATCTCATGAAGTTAAACCACTTTGCGAACTCATGCTTGTTAAATCAACTGTTCATGATTCTAATCATGAAGCTGTTAATCTTACTCATGAGAAACCAAAGAATGTATCGAAATCTGAACTTCATTGTGTTAATCATTCTGCGTCATCTGCATATTCAACGAATGCTGATGTTGGTGTTGAAGTTTCAGATCGTTTAACAGTATATGTTTTATAACCACCATGCACATATTCGATGTTTGATTCATCTTTATGATCAAGCCAAACTCAATCCGTATGTCTTCAAAATGTTGTTAATTTTGCTTTTTCTCAAAGCGTTTTTAAATTTCTTGGTAAAGCATACGCACCAGCCGTTGTAACTCTTGTTAATAATATATTTGCGAATCAATCTGAAACACAATATGGAATTTCACCACTTTGTTTTACTGTTTCAAGATCATTTGCAATTTTCAAATATTGGAATGCGTCTGATTGCTGTGTTGAATCGCAAGCAATAACATAATAGTTACTTGCATTTACGATGTGATTTGCTTGATAAATCACAATATCAAGCAATTCTCATTCAGTTCAACCAAAAGAATTGTCCAAAGCAACTGTTATTTCTTGGTAACTTGAAGAAAAAGTTGTATATGGTAATGTTGCACTTGCAATTACATTATTTGAATCACCATACCAATATGAAGTTTTTTTATTTGTATTAATTACTGAAACTCATTTTCTTACTTCAATAATTAAACTTGTTGTTGGTGATCATCACATTTTTACTTTTAATTTTAATTGGTTGCTTGCTGTTCAAGAACCTTGCCTTTGAATATGTAATTCTGTATTTGCGTTTACATCTCCAACGTTTGCGTCAACGCTTGCATTATCATATGTTGTTGTTAATTGACGAAACATTGTATCTGTTAATTCATAATAAGAACCAACCAATCATTCATCTTCCAAATGATCACTTGCACCACTTTGACTTGCCAAATCGTCAATTTCTGTTTGCATTGTATCAAGATCATATTGAACTGAAACTTTTGTCCATTTTGTTGAATCAAAAGCTTCTGCAACCGAAACGGCTGTATTGCATACATAACGATCTCATTTATACATAACAACATCATCAACATCGTATGTTGCTGTGCTGTCATATTCGCTTGCAATTGCTGTATCATTTGCACTTGTTTCAAGTTTATCTTGAATATCTTTTACTTGTTCTGCTGTTCGATAAAGTGAAACTCTGTCACCAGCATAAAATGCGTGTGCTGTATTATCTTGACTTCTATTTGAAGCCGTATCATCTTGAACGCATGTTCAAGCTCATCTAACAATTGTATATGAATTCTGATTGCTTGCTGTTGCTTTTACGATTTCACGTAAAGTTACATTTCAATCTGAATCAAGATGTTCAAGTGTTAAAAGAAATGGAAATGTGGTTGGAAATAAAGATTGATCTCAATCTTTTATTAATAATGCTGTTGCACTTGCTGATATGTCCGCAATCATGGTGCTGTTTGCATTATTACTGTTTTGGAATTTTACAAACGTCATTGTTTTGTATGTATATAAAGTAAAAAACAACTTAATCACTGATAACACTTCGCAATGTTTCGCTTTCTTCAAGTGTTAATGTAATTTTTGTTGGTGTGTATTTGATTTTTTCAATCAACAAATTTTTTATACTGTATTCAGTATTTACCACCGTAATCGTATCTCATGGAATTATTGATTCAATATCGTATTCTGCATTTATTACGATTGTGCTTGCGTTTTTTGGTGTTGCGTATTGATCCAAATAATTATTTCAATATTCATCTTGCGTTGTTTGATCCACTATGTTTTGCTGTTTATCATATCTTTCTTTGATTCAATATGTGTTTTGTGAATCTGTATTTTCATAAACCTTTATGGTTCAATCTTTTCTTTCAACGTATATTCTATTTGTAATTTGTTCAATATCGTAATTTAAATCCATACTTTCAACCACTTGTTGATTTGCAACAATATGGTTTGTTTGTGTAAATTTTTCTCTGAAATTAAACTTTCATTCAGAATCAATAAACCAGTAATAATTCGCAATATCATTTACTGTATTTATTGCTTTTGCACATGTTGTATTATTATCAAACGAAACACTTATATTTTCTGAATATGAATCAATTTGTCACACTGTAATTAAATTTCATGAATAATTATCGTTGAATTCGCTAATTATTGCATTCAATACTGATTCAACCGTTCAATTATAACTTCATGTAAATAAAACTGCATTTAATAAACTTGCAATTCATAAACATGTAATCGTAATATATCATTTATTCACATCGTATCTTCTTGAAATTTGCGTTACATATCAAAAATAAATTTGTTTTCCTTGCTTGTATCTTTCATTATACAAGATCACTTTGATTAATTCTCATCAATGAAATGTTGTATCACCAAAAGCCAATGCAAGGTTTAACTGCAATTGTCATTGTCATCAATTTGTATTTTCTGAAAAAGAAATATCATTCATAACAACGTTTGGATTAATTGTTTGTTGATATACTCATGTTTTGCTGTAAATTTTTATATCATATCTATTCATTACAAGAAGAACTTTTTATAAATAAATGTCATATCATAATTTGCCAAAGCTCATGAATTCAGATTTATTTCAATGTGATTTAATCATGGTTCAATTACTGGGAATGGTCAATTATATGGAATCACGCTACCGTTCAATTTTACAAGTTTTGTTTCTCAATCAATTATTATAAAATCTCATGGTAATAAAGATTGTGAAACGGTGAAAACATATCAATTCATATCAATACTGAATGAATTTAAATCGCTTTCAGCTTTTACGATTAAATAAATTGTTGGGTAACAATTCACTTTTCACGTGTAATTAATTTCTGTTGCATAATTACCACTGATTCATGGGTATGTATTAGTAATACTTGTTAAATTGAAAGCCAATGGATTCACGCAATTAAACGTTAATGTTACATCTTGCAAAAAATTTATATTATAATTTTGTCTTCCGAAACTCAATCATGTTAAAGTTGCTTCCCGTCTTCTTACAAGTCAATTAATTATTATATCAAGATATCATTGTGTTTTGCTTGTTTGGAATTTTAATTCATCAATCAAATCGTTTAATCAATCTCATGTTGGTGCTGACAAACTCATTGTAATTGTAATTGTTTTTGTTCTGTAATATTTACTCAAAGCGTTTCATCAATCTGCTCTTGGGTAATCGTATGTTTCAAAAGCAATGCTTCATAAATCATCATGATCTGAATTAATTACACGCCTTGTTGTTCAATTATGCAAGTTGTATCAATTAAAGATAAACATTCCACTATCTGCACCTTTTCATGATTTCTTGTATGGTGAACTTCATAATAAACCGCTGTTAAGTAATATATTGTCCATTGTATTTTATTCTTTGATATAAATTTTATGCAATTCAGAAATTCTTTTCGAGTTTAACTTGTCTGATCATTTCTTTTGCTAATTCTTGAATATCATTGTCATTTCTTACACTTACTCATGAAATATTTATCTCGATTCCATTATTATTTGTGATTTCATTGTTTGGAACTATTGTTCAACTATTCTTTGGAACAAATAATTCTGGTCAATTCTCACCAACAATATATGGTGTATTTCCATAAACATCTCATCATGAAGCTCTTCATTCAATATCATTTCAAACAAATCATGCTGAATCTCTTGCACTTGCTATTCTGTTATACATATCAATTAATTGATCTGCCATTTTCTTTTGCTCTGTAACAGAATATTTCATATAATTGAGCCATTTTGCTTCATATGTTTCTTTCTTTAATTCTGCAATCAAGAATTCATTTGATTCTTTCTGGAATGCTTGAATCTTTTCTTCCAATTCAGCTTCAAGAATTTGTCTTTTTTCTTCATAATCTGCTCTTATTTTCTGAACATCATTCAAATCATTATATTCTTTCTGCTTTTTAATCTGTTCTTGTAATGCATTTGTTTGTGCTTCACTTAATCATTCAAAAGCAGATGCCATTGATTCATAAGCATTCTTAACTTCAAGCAAATCTTTTGCAGAAAATCAAAGAACTTCCCAATCCTTTGCTTGATTCTTCAACTCTTCTTTGCTGTATTGATTTGCAAGATCAACAATATCTGCATATTCTTTTTTATATTCTTTCAATGTTTCTTCTGCTTTGATATATGCTGATGCAATATCTCATGTTTCAGAAGTGTTTAATTCGTTGATCTCTTTCTTCAAATCAACAATTTCTTTTGCCAATTCTTCTGCTTTTTTTACAGCTTCTTCCATTGAATCAATGATTCATTCATAAGTTGCTTTTCTCATATTTTCAGATTCTTTGGCATATGCTTCCATTTCTTTGATGGTTGCTTTTAATTCATCACTCATTTTTTCAACCTTTTCAGTTGCTTTTGAACTTCAACCACTTGAAGAATCTCATCAAAGATTATCAAGAGTATTATTAACATCAGAAACAAATTCTTTTACAGAATCTGAAAATGTTTTTGTTGCAGAATATGTTCATCATCTTAATTTTGTAACTTGATTTACATAATTTTGTTCAAGTTTGTTATACATTTCATCAAGTCAATTATTCCATGAATCACTGACTTCTTTTGTTCATTCTTTAACATATGCTTTCATTCAATTCCATGATTCTTTCACTGTTTCAAACAATGATTTTTTCTCATAATCAAGTTTTTCAAAATTATATATAAGATTTCATTTTTTATCTCTTTTGTATGGATTAACTTCTCATGCTTTGTATAATCATTCCCACCAACTTTTCTTTCAAACTGTTTTTGCAAGTGAATCAGCAACATTCAATGCTGTTCTTAAACTTCAAACAATTGTTGTAATTCATTGCTGGACATAATAGAAGAAATCATGCCAATTTCATTCCATTCATGTTAATCATTGTGCTGTTACATTATCTGCATCTGTCATTCATCATGCAACAATATCTGTTACTTGACCAACAATATCATTAATAAATGATGCAAAATCTGAAACAACTCATCAAATTGTTGTAACAAGATCAACAACTTCATCTGCAATTACTTTTCATGTTGCAACAATTTCGGATGCAAGTTTCTTTATACCATCCATATTATCATCAAGCCATTCTCACATCTGCTTCATGTAATCTTTCAATGCTGGTAATAATTCACTTCCTATTTCTTCTCATAATGAAGCAAGTGAATCTTGAAAGTTACTCCATAATCATGATAGAGTGGTTGCTTGTTGATCCATAAGGTTTGCGAATTTTCATCATTCAGATGTCATATTCTGGAATGCTTGAACCATTATATCTGAACTGATTTGACCTTTTGAAATCATATCTTGAATTGCTGTTGTGCTTTTGTTAAGCATTGAAGCCAATTCATCAAGCAATGGAACTCATGCTGTTGTAAAATCTCTTAATTCTTTACCAGTTAATTTTCATTGTGCAATAACTTGACCATAATTCAAAGCAAGTCTTTCCAATGGAACACTTAATCAAGCTGATACATCTCATAAAGATTTTAATGTTGGAATCATATCTTTTGCTTGAACTCACATTGCAAGAAGTTGTTGAGCTGAACTTCTTATTCATGTTAATTCAAACGGTGTTTTCTTTGCGAAATCTGATAGATCTTTCAACATTGCTTCTGCTTTTTCTCCGCTTCAAAGCATTGTTGTAAATGCTATCTTTGATTTCTCCAAATTATCTGCCAATGTTACCATGCTTTTTGTTGCACCGATTACCATTGCTGATAATCAAAGTCATGCAATTCATTTCTTTATTGAAGAAAGAGCAGATGATGTTGTATCGTTTGTTTTTTTAACAGATACTTGCATCTTTTCGATTTCTCACTGCATACTCTTCATCTCGGCAGAAAACTTATCTTGTGCTTCGATAATTAATTTTAAATTATATTCTTCTCACATTGATTTTATTATTTACGAAATGAATTTTTAACTTTTGACTTTTGCTCTGCTCTTTTGCTTTCGATGTATTCATGTTCTCTTTCTGCCATAAGAAAAGCAAAATGCATGTTTAATTCTCGCTCTGGAATATCATCCAATTCTTTCGGCGAACAGTGATATATTTCTTTCATCAACACATAATCTCTGTGTTCTTGTGAAATATTTCTTCCGCTTTTTAATGTGCTTTTGAATTGTTTAATTATTCCATTTACTCTTGCGGGGGGTTTTGCAATTTTTTACATTCAACCAATAATTCATTGTATGTATCATTTGTTAATGAAAGAACTTCATCAGCTGTTAATCATGTTAATTCTTTAACAAGATAATCATTAGCTTCATCAAGAACTAATGGATTGAATTTAAATCATCATTGAGCATTTTCGCTGATATCAACATTGATATCTTTATACAATATATTCTTGTATCACTTATCAATTTTTCTTGTATATTCTTTAAAAGTGATTTCCTTTTCTGTTCCATTAATTGTAATTTTCATATTCCTTGTTTTAATAAGTTAAAATTCCTTGTTTTGAAGATCCGTGCTTGCAGAAAAACAAGGAAAATCCACAAGCACGGTTTATTTTAATATCAAGTTGAATTTCCATTTAATAATAAGATTTCAATTGATGTTCAAGCATCTGTGCTGTATTGTCCAGTAAATCACATTGTTTGCTTGATTAATTCATCATTTCCATCTGTTTTACTCCATGAACTGAATCCAGCTTTCATTAAATCAACATAAATTGATGGGTAAATTCATGATGCAAGAGCAGTTGCATTTGAATTGATTGCATAAAATCTTACTGCTTTTTTATCTGAATTAAGAACATAATCTCTTAATGTTGTTGATTCATATACTGCTTCAAAATCTCATTCGATTCCGAATTGTTGATTGTATATATCAGTTACATCAGTTTCACCAAAACATTGAACTTCTGCAAGATTCTTTTGAACTGCAATTCTGAAACTTTGAACACATTGTTCTGATGCAGAATCAAGTCCAGCTTCATTGTTTGCGAATCTTACACCAGCCATACTTGCAGTGAATGGATTCTCGCTTGCATATGCAGGTGTTTGTGCAGATGCTGTTTGCATTTGCTTTCATAAGAAATCAGCTGTGAATTTCATGTATTCTGCAACATTACATGATATTTCAAATGAATTTATCATACAATATGGTGCATAACTTCCAGCTATTGGATCATCATCATATAATGTAAATGATGGATGTTCATTGCTTTGTAATACTTCAAAGAAATGTGCATTAATATTTACTGCTGTTGCTGTCATTGTCCATGTTCCGTTTCCAATAGATCATGTAACAGCTTTATCAAAGAAGTAATATTTTGTTGAACCAATAGTGATTATCTTCTTTAATACAGCAGATGTTCCAGATTCAACATCTCATCTTGCTGGTGTTCATCCAGATGGTGTTCATGTTACACAATATAATTTTGTGTATTTTCATAATGCACCGAGTAAAAGATATCAAATTGAATCATCTTTAACAATTCCTTGAAGATTCAATGTTGATGAATTCTTTGTTGTAAAAGAATCACTTACTGCATCGATTACACCATATCAAGATTCATCTGTTGCAGATTCAATTGATGGTTGTAAAACTCCGCTTTCTTTTGCAATCCAAACTTGTGCAGAAACAGATGTTCATCTTGTTGCTTCCTTACCAAGTCATATTGCTGATGTTCTTCCAATTGTTGCTCACATTTTTTTATGAATAATGAATTAAAATTAATCTTCTTCTTTTGGTTCTTCTTTCTTTGAACCAAGCATTTTCTTTGCTTTTTCCAATGCATCGAGCATTGATTTTCATTCAACAACTATTCACCACTTTGGAAATGAATATTTCCTTACACCATTATCGATTTCCAATGTTACATGTTGTTCGATAACTGGATCTTTTTTCTCTTTACATCCTTTGCAAGCCATGTTCTTTATAAATATGATATAAATTTATTTACTCACCGATACAAACTGGCATCTTACTTCAAATACTCTTATTGGCTCTTGTGTGTTTGTAAATCACCAATTATATCTGAATGTGCATTGCACGGTGTATCAATCATCATTACTCCAAACGATAGTTTCAATTTCTTTGAGTTTTTGCATCATCATATCTGCAACAACTCTCATATTATCTTCAACCGTTGAAATATTTTTCTGAATTCTGTCAATTAATCTTACTGTGTAATTGATTTCTGATTCATAACTGCAAGAATCAAGATATTTTACATTACCATCATTGGGGGTAATGATAATTGCTGGGTAACTGATTCCATCTTCAATTTTGATGTCATGATTATAAACCGCTCAAATTCTTGCATTTTCTCATGTTGCGATTTCAAGCATTTTATTATACAATGCATCTCATATTGCTTTGAATGAATATGTTGTTTCTGTCATTATTTCTTGATGTTATCATTTAAATCTTCTGCCATTATTTGATAAATTTCTGGTTTGTGTTCAGAATATCATCTTTCCAAATAATGCCTTGTTTGTGGGTTCTTATTGTTTACGAATTCTCTTAAACTTGCATATGATAATGGTGATCCAACAACCGCAAATCATTTACTGATTGAATTGAAATCATTTGCGATGCTTCTTCTTAATGCTCATGTCAAATATGGTGAATTTTCTTTTGCTCTGTTCATTATGAATTGTCAAATATCAATTAGCATAACTTGAACAGAAACATTCACTTTATCATTCAATTTCATTAATTTCTGAATATCACCTTGCAACTCTAATTTCATTCGCTTTCTTGAATAATAACCTTGTAAAACTTTCTTAAACTTCCATCTCGACTTTCAATTGATTTTACAATATATGTTGTATTGCCAACTTTGATTTTATCTCAAACAACAATTCATGAATAATCGCAATATAATTTTTTGGTTTTATAAACAGTTGCCATGTCAAATCATTCAGCTGTTCCAACTGGTTGAATGTTACAATCGAACGATGTTCATTGTTGATTATATGTAGAAACTCATGTATTCTCGTTTCTTGTATATCAATAATGAGTTGCTGATTTATTGAGTAATTTCATGAACAGTTTATATTGCCAAATTAAAATTCTTGTATTTATCTATCATATAACTGAATGAAAAATACAAATCATCTGCTGATTGTGTGTTTGCTGAACTTTTTGCACCAAAAACAATTTGTTCATCTCATAATTTGTATGATGATATTCAAACATGATATTCTTCTTTTAAATTGTCTGGTAAATATCAGCAAGCAACCATCATTTCAAGCATTTTCAAATCATCTGGAAGATCATCAATTGTTGTTTGTCATTCTGTCCTTGCACGATTATATCATGCAGTGTATGTGATAGTAACAAATCAAAAATCATTGATTCAATCAAATTTCTTGAAAATTGCTCTTCTTTGCTGTGAAATCATATAATCACTTCCTTTTACTCCGCTGTAATTCTCACCGTTTATCTTATCGATTGAAGAAACTGGTTTATTTTTAAGAAAAATGTTATATCAAAATGAATTGATGTAAATCTTCCTTGCATCAATTTCTTCTTCATATGTTCATTCATCAAATGAATCAACTCAACAAATCTTGTTGATTGTTGCACAAGCAGAATTTAATATCATTGTTAATTGTTCATCTTTGCTTGTATCACTTGATGGAATTCAGAGATATGATTTGAATTGTGATAAACTTGAATACATTGTATTTCAGATATGTTAGTAAATTATTTTGATTTCTTTGCAGTTTTCTTTTCAACAACCTTTTCTTCCTTTGCTTCTTCTTTTCATTCAACAACTTCTTCAAAAAGGTTTGGGTAATTTCTTAATATTCATTCTGCATGAACTGTTTCAATTTCTGATCATGCTTTTACTTCAACTCAATCAACAAATTGAGATTCTTTTGAAATATTCTTAATTTTCATTTTCACAAATTATAAGTTATAAATTCTCGCACCGCTCAATGAAGAACGGTGCAAGATATTTAAGATTAAAGAGTCATGTTGATTCCAAGTCCAACAGTTAATCCAGTTCCAGCAACATTGTTGATGATTGCGAAACCGAAGTCCATAGTTGCGATAATTTCGTAACCTTTTCCTGGACATTCTTTCAAATATAGTTTCAAAGGTGATCCGAAACCGTATTGAACAGCTGGTTTGTAAATACATGCGAATGATCCTTTTGTGTTGTTTGTGCTTGTTGCATCAACAAGTCCAGAAGTATTTGTCAAAGCTGGGAAATCTCTTGCAACAAGAATATCAATTCCGAATGCTTTTGCTAAAACACCTTGAACGATAGTTGCATTTGGTCCGAACTTGTCCATTGTTATAACTTCTGATAATGCAAGAGCTTTGTTGTAAACATTAGCTGGCATTATGTATAACAAGTTGTTCAAATCTGCTTGATATCATGCATCAATAACATTTTTAACTGCAAGTAATGATGCAGAAGTGAATGTTCCAACAGAAACACCAGTATTTGCGATACCAATCATTCTGATACCATTATCTTGTTGTGTGAAGTATGGTGAACCAGAATATGTTCCGTTTACATTTCCAGAACCAGATGCTGTATCATCAGCATTGATGATTAATGCATCAATAGTTCTTCATGCACTTCTGTTAATTCTTTCTTTTACGATTGCTTCGATATCTGCAACAGAGTATTCAACTTCTCTGTATGAAAGAGCAATTGTAAAGATGAATTGACCTTGTGTGATAGTAACTTCACCAGTTGCTGGTCATTCTTTTGCTGGTGTAATGCTGTATGCACCAGTTGTCCATTCGCTGTTTCCAGAGAATAAATCAGCTTCACCAATTACTGGAACTTTTGCAGAAATTGGCATGTTGTTACCATGATTTCATGGTAATAAGTTGATTAATGAAGAATACTTTGGAAGCATGTCCAAAGCTGGATCAAGTTTTACATTAGTTGGGATTAGTTCTGCACCAAATCCAGTGTTTGTTGTATGCATAACTTCATTTGCTTTTGCATCTTCAACAACTTCATCTTTAACTTCAATTCCTTGAAGTTCTTTTGCTTTCATTACTAATTCTTTAATATTCATGATTAATTAAATATACGAATTAAAAAGATTTGAATTAAATAATTATGGTCTTGCATTCTTTAAAAGCTGTGCAATTTTACCATATTGTCATGAACTCTTACTTGCTGGTGCTTGATAAGAACTTCATGATTGGATGGCTGTATTTTTTACAGCATGTTCAAGTTGTAACATAACTTCGATTGCTCATTTCATCAATTCATTCTGATTAGCAACTTGTGTTTGTAACTTCTTGATTTGCTCATCTTTTTCATCCAACTTTTGATTGAATGATTTTACAAAAGAATTGAATTCAGCCTTTTCAATACCTTTGTATTCAACATCCATTGATTTGCTCTCTTCAACAACTTCATCGTTGCTTGTTTCATCAACAACTTCATCGTTTGATTCAGTTTCAGAATCATTTTCAGAATCATCGCAATCGCTTTCTGCTGATATTTCAGAATTTTCATCTGCTTCTTCTTCAATAACTTCTTCTCATTGAACAACTTCTCATTCAACAGCTGTTCCAATCTCTTTCTTTTCTTCAACAACTTCTTCTTCTGCTGGAACTTCTGCTTGAATATCAAGTGGAACATCTTCATCTTCAACTTTCTCTTCATCTTCTTCTTCAACAACTTTTTCTTCTTCGCTTTCTTCTTCCTTTACTTCTTCTTCAACATTTTCTTCATTTTCTGCTCATGTTTCTTCTTCATGAGCAATTTCTTCGGATTCTTGCTCATTAGATTCTTCAACAGCTTCTTCTTTTGGTTCTTCTGCTGTTTCTTCATCTTCTTCTGCTTTAAAGCATGAATCGAAACTCTTTACCAATGCGAATGGATTTGCTGGGACAGAAACCAATGATATCTCAAACAATTCCAATTCTTTAATAAGATTTGTGAATGTGTAATTTCATTCTGCATCAACATTTTCTTGTGTTTCATAATCTTTAACACGGTATCAGATTGAGAATGTTCTTAATACTCAATTCTTTAATTTAGAGAATACACCATCTGTATCTTCTGTTATCTTTGCTTTGATGAATAATCATTTATCATCAATGCTTGCTTCTGTTACATTTCAGATTGGTTTGTCCATATCATGTTGCAATAATACAATTGGATTTGTCATGTATTGCTTTAAAGTGTTTTCGAATGCAGTTGGTTCAACAATGTCATTCATACGATCCTTGTCTTTTGTAGAAGCATATCATTCAATTTCATATGCTTTGTTTTCACCATCTGTGATTTCTTTTACTGATTTCTTATCACAAACGATTTGAAAGAACTCTTTGTCTTTAATGAGTTTGAATTTCATTTTTAAGATATTATGATTTAAAATTATCTTACTCTTTGATATTGAAGTGTGCATCTGCAATTCACTCATCATGGTGGCATATCTGTCATTACAGATGGGTAAACATAATCAACTGGAACTCGACCTTCTTCTTCGCATTCCATGTGTTCTGGTCTTACACGATCATCTCACACCGTTAATCGTTTCTTTTCCATCTGTATTCATGCATTCTGTAATGCATCGATTGGCTGTCTATTTCCGAATTCATATGCTTTTGCTGTTTCTGTTACTGCAATTGCTCTTGCTCTCGGCAATCAAAACAACTTATCATCAATTTTGTTTATTTCATCTTGTATATCTGTCCATGATAAATGATTATCAATTCCATTCTTTAATGTGTTAATCACATCTCGTTTGGTTGTATGTGATATGCTTCACTTGTAATTCGAAAGATTTAATTCTCATCGTTTGCTTGCATATTCACTTGCTTTTTCTGGGTAATAATCGATTTTATTTTCATTCAATAACTTTCTGAATTTTCTGTATTGTTTTTTGTATCAGTGTTCGAATGTTTTCTCCAAAGGTAATCACAATTTTTCAATTAATTCTTCAACTCACATTGCTCTTCGGAATCATTCCATTGGATCATTTCATCGAACATTATCTGTCCAATCTTTCTTATCTGGGTATAAATGCACATGTTCATTCTGTAATATGTTGTATTCAATGTTTATGATGTAAATGTGATTCTCATATAAATCTCTTACATTTTCTTCCAAATATTTTCTCTGCTTTTTAAAAGATTTCTGCACGATGCTGTATATTCTTGCTTCTTTTCTTAACAAATTTCTGTAATCTTGTGAAAGCATTCTTTTAAATCTCATCTCATGGTAAAACAGCATCAAGTGTTATATCTTCGAGTAATACTTGATTCTTTGATGTCATTAATTTATCAGCATTTTCATCTGTTGATGGTTCAAGTCATCTGTCAATTCTTGCTTCATTAATTGTTATCAATCATGCAAGAACATCAGCTCTTTGTCCATTCAACCATTCTTGTGTTTCTTTTAATTGCTCTGAATCAGATTTAATTCGGTAATTCTCAAATAAATCTGGTCTGAACATCTCCAAACACTTATTTAATATTGCATCAAAATCTCTTTCATGTGGTTTAACTGTTCATTCCAAAAACTCTTCCTTTGCATTGCTTCCATTGTTGTAATTTACTCAATCAATGTATCATAATAATGGTTTTGGAACTCCGAAAGCTGAACAGATTTTATCTGTTGATAATTTTCTATGTGCAATTGTTTCCATATCTTTTGATGAAAGAGAAATTTGTTTTATCTCTTTGATTCATCATCCAACAAGAACTTTATGTGCATTCTCACTTCATCTGAATTGTGCATTAAATTGATCTGTTGCAATTTGTTGTTCTTCCGCTGTTAAGTTTCCATCAAGCAACAACATCATATCTGGTCTTGCAGAATTCTTATAGAAGAAGTAATTCGTTTTTGATGCTTCCAAATCTGTAACTGCATCATATAAGATTGATGTTAATACTCACATTCAGTTTAATGAATACACTGTATCATCTTCAAACTTGAAATATGCGATTTCATCAACACGATATACAGTTGTTTTTAATCCGCTATTTTCTGTTACTCTGTATCATTCGATTACTCAATCTCTTACAATCTTTTGAACTGCTCTTGAATCGATTACATCGAATCTGATTATTTGTCATAAAAGATTCTTTAATCCTTTGATATATAATTCACCAGAAATAAGATAATTTCTCCAAAAATTTACTTTGAATTTCTCAAAGGTTGGTGCTTTTAATAATTGGAATACTTCTTCTGTTTTTACATTATCTTCAACAACTTGTTTATTATTGTCCAAAAGATAGATTCCATTTCTTGCAACTGCTCATGCGATTTTTCTTACACATTCTCTGATATCAGAATTTTTTGTGTATAAATCAAAATATGTTGCTTTTGAAAAAACAACATCGTTATCGTATAGCAGTGATAAATCGAGTCAATATTTTGAACTGCTCAAAGATTTCTTATTGACTTTATTAATTTCGAAATTGAATAATCTCATGCATGATTATATTCATTTAAACAGATGCATTATAATCACGGATGCGATTTCACAAAGCTCAAATTATATAAAAAAACACCGCTTTTGAACGGTGTTTATGCAAATCTTTTAAAATATTAATTTGTAATTGATGATATTATACTTAGTAATATTGTTAATCAAACAAACAAGATCAACCAAAACCATCGCTTCTTTAAAATTGAATCATTTGCGGTTTCTTTTTTTACATCCTTTGGTGGCAATCATGGTGAATCTGGTTGCACATACTTTATGAATTTATTACAGAATTCTCATCAATCATCATCAAATGTGAAATGATATGTTCATTTTTCATCTGCAATTGTTATTCCATCATAAAATGTTTCTGCTTTTATAATATCTGATGCTTTGATTGAAACATTTTTTTCCATACTCATAAACACCATTCTTTGATTTGTGAACATCAAAGATCATGGTCAAATTTTATCAACATACTTTTCTTTGATTGAATCTCATGCAATCTTTCATGTGTTGAATGATAATCATTTCGCAACTCTGATTCTTGCTCATCCATATCATCATGAATGCACCGTTTTTTGTTTTATCAAATTCAAAAATACATTGTCTTTTGAACAGATGGTTTCTTCTCATTTCTTCATTGTTGCAAGTGTTATATAAATTACTGCCAATATAGAAATAATTTGTTTCTTTTCAACAAAAAATGGTGATGATTTCTCACCACCACTTCTTGCTTTATTCACTTACCATCCATGCCAATACATGACAAAAACTCCATACATTTCTCTTGTATGAAATTTCTGTTCTTTTGCAAAATCTTATTTTTTTGCTTCTGGTTCAACATCGATTCTCGGAAGTTTCTTTGGATCACAATCAATTATATTCTTGATTACATCCATATCAATTTCTTTCATCTTCTTGTAATCCAAATCCAATTCTGATTTTGCATTGTTCATGATTCCAACTCGTATATTATACCATTCAGCAATTTTCAACACTTGATCTTGTTGATTCTTTGCTTGTGTAATCATTGAAATCAATTGTTGCATTTGATTTGCCATCAATTGCATTTGTTCAAGTGGTTTAATATCAGATAATGCATGTGTGTCTTTTTCAACTCTGAACATACCATCTTGTAATTTTGTGAATTTTGGTGTTTCATTAAATGGTCTTTCTGCCATGTGTATATAATTAATAATTAAAAACTTTATTCTTCGAATTCTTCATCCATCTTATCTTTTTTCTCTTGCAGATATTTTCGGAATTCTTGCAGTGTTATTTTCGTTGCTGGTCTGCATGTATCGTTTATATCAACATCACGGTGCATAAATTCCAATATTAATCTTATTGCTCATAATATTTCCAAACTTTCACTTTTGAATGCATTTCGTGGTCTTTCATGTGAATAATCTTTTGGTTTCTGCATTTGATTTAAATTGCTGTAATAAAGAATTTGTTCCTTGTTTCTGTTAATGTGAAAAGCATTGCATCAACAAGATCATCATGCTCACTATTTGGAAACGATATTAATTCATCAATTAAATCATCATTTCATGGGGTGAACATTACACGGTGTTCTTCAAATAATATTTGCTTTTCCATTAATCTTGTTGTTTTGTCTTTGATTGTTTTCTGTTCTTGCACAGCCATTCACATATTTCCAAATACGGTCTTTAATACTTGCTGATATGCAACCGTTTCAACAATAACTCTGTTTGCTCTTCGTTTATCATACAAATTCTTCACAATTTGGCTTGCTTTTCCGATGTTCTTTTCAACTCATTCCAATCAAACACTTTCTAATATGTAATATCTATCTTTTATCTTTCATGTAACACAGATTGCGAATCTGTCTGTTCATTCTTTTTCACTTACCGCTGGATCAACTCCAATCACTATTGAATCGAATTTATATCATCTGCAATTATGATCTCGTTGAATCATATCTCTGTAAATGATATGCTGTCCATTCATGTATGGAATTAATAAATAGTTCTGATTAAAAGAAATGCTTCATAATCTTCTTCTTTCTGTTTCCAATGAAACATATCTTCTTGCAACTTCACGGATTCATTCATTTAATTTTTCTGCTTCTGCATCTGTTTCAACAAAACGATTCCAAACAATATTCTTATGTTCATCGTATATTGGTAAATTGATTATTACTCGGCTTTTATCATTCTTGATGTGTTCTTCGAATCTCGGAACAATACCATCTTCATATATCGTATTTCATAAGAATATTATTTGTGTGGATCATGTGGTTCATCATAACACTTCATTCAACATGAACTCAAAATTCTTATCAATCTTCTTTTTGCTTTGGCATGATGCAATTGTATCAACATCATCAAATACCAATAAATCTGGTCTGAATTTTCCATCTGGTGCGGTGTAATTCTTTCATCTCGGTGATGTTCACAAACTCATTGCTCTGATGTAACAATTGTTTTCAGTAACAAATTTATCGATTCTCTTTATTTTCTTTTGTCCGTTTACTTTTACTGTATCTGGGTAATACAAGTTTCAATAATCTCTGCAAAATCTTTCTCATTGATCTGTATCATTGATGAAACTGTTTGCGATGTATGTTAAATTTTCTTCTGCATTATCTATTGTTTGAGAATATCGCATAATGTTTCTTCTTGTTTTATATGCGATGCAATAAGAAACATACATTTGAGCAATAGTTGTTTTTGCACTTCATCTGAATCATTTGAAATAAACATTCTTTCATGATTCCAATGCATGGTAATATTCTTTCAAACAATCTGGTGTATCGAAAGAGTAGTATTCCATGAAATAGAATTGGCAGAAATCAAAAAAACTTTCTGAAAAGAATGCTTTTCTTAATGGTTTACTTTTGATTAATAATTCAACTGCATCTTCGTATTTCATACAACTATTTCTTTTTGTTTAAAAGTGATTTTAATGCATCTGCTTCATCTTCGTTTAATGCATCTCTTTCATCCTTGTTGGTTTGTTCAACCTTTGAAATATTTACTGGTAATCATCTTTCTGTTCTTGCAATCTTTCGCATGTTTAATATATCACCAGAAAACAACTTTCTTATTTTTTCACCTTTCTTTGGTGTTCTTTTGTTTTCTTCGAATTGCTGTTCCATCCATGCGATAAATTCTTCATCAAGCATTTCATATCTTTTTACTTTATCACTGATCTCTTTTGAAACTTCCTTTCATTTTTCTTTTAATGCATCTTCATACATCTTTTTTTTGAATTCTTGTTTTTCCTTTCACCATCATTTTACATTCTTTGCAATTTCTCAATTGTAAATCTTGTAATTATCTTGCATAAAACTTTTTGCTTCATTGTATTCAGAAAGAATGAATTCCATTTTCATTTTGTCCCAATCATACTTTCGCTTTGGCATTTTAATTGATTATGGATTAAATGTCTTTCTTGTTTTTCTTCTCTAATTTCTTTTCCATCTTATTGATGGTTTTCTTTAACAATCCGATCTCTTTGTTTTTCTCATACAATTTATTTTCTAACTTTCAGTATTCTTTTGCTAATTTGTTGTATTCTGCTTCTGTATTCATTGCGATTTTCTTCCAATCTTTTTCCATTTCCTTGTTTTAATATTTAAAATGTTTCTTCTTTTCCAATTTCTGATTTAATTCTTTGTAATAATTCAGTTTCTCTTCGATTTCTCGTGTTTTCAGTTCAAATGCTTCTTTATCATTCTTCATTGCTTCAACTTTTTCTTTTCAGAATTTCTTGATCATGAAGAATGTATATTCGATATAATTTCCATTCAGTATTACATTGCATCTCATACATCCAGCATAACAATTATTTTCATCGAATCTGTATTTAAGAACTCACCTTGATATGAAATGCATGTTTTGTGCGAATTTTACTGGAATTTTTTTTCAACAAAGCGGACATGTAACAATTCCATGTGAATCAGAATCTCTTAATCTGATATAATAACTGAATTCTGCATCCAACATCTTGATTAATTTTTGTCTTTTTGGTTTTTTGGCATTTTTACTCATAACTGAAAACACCATTGATATAAATCAATGGTTCTACAAGAGTAATTACTTATGCAACCATATAATAATTATTCATGCAGTGTTTTCAAAATCTTATTTTCTATTGTTAAAAACTATTAAATATTCAATTTACAATAGATCATCCAAACAATACATAATATCTGTTTTAATACATCTCAATCAATTATCTCAACAATCAACATTATTGTTCGGAATATAAGTAATATAATTCGAATTCCTTTGATTGCTTTCATGTTTAAATATTTCTATCTCTATAATCTAAAATGCTTTTTATATCTCATGTCATATAACAATCTGTTTTCATCCATACTTTTGATAAATCATCATCCATTGGCATCCATTCAAACAAATTATATTCTGCATCATCATAACATCATAATCATGAGAAATTTTCTCATCAATCACATCTGCAATAATAATAGCATTTTGATTCTGCTGGATCTAAGAGTAAATATTTTCATTCAACATCTTTAACAATTCATCTGTGTGGTGATCAAAATCATGCATCACAATAAGCAATGTTTCAAATCCATCTTAATTTTTCTTCATGTATTATTCTTAAATAATAAGCAATTCATATTGATGCCATAATAAACAATATTCAAATAATAATACTTGATAATTTAACTATTTTCTCTTTCATGCTTTTTACAAAATACAAATTAAAAGTAATAAAATCACTGCAATTTCTGAACTAATTATTCAAAGAAACCATAAACAACCAATGCATCATGCACATCATACTTTATCTTCCATTTTACTTTAATATACTAACTAAAAACTCTATTGGATTATCTTGAATAGATAATAACATAAGTAAGAAATCTGAATTAACTTTATTAGTTAATAAATCAATATAGTGGTCAGTTCAATAAATAACTTTTAGTGTGTATAATCCAGATTCATTTTTATATTCTTCTAAGTCTATCTTATCATTATCTACTAACCATTTGATAAAATTGTATCATTTGCAAATTATTATTGCGATGCTTTCATCAAAAGATATGAATGTGTTATCTGGAAATCTTGATGCAAAAATACATCAAAATTCTTCATCATATCACCATACATAATTTCAATGTGTGTAATTTTCTGATTTCCATTCTTCATATTCATTCAATAATTTAATAAGATTCTGCATTTTCTCTTTCATGTTTCTTTATCTTACAAACTAAATCATCAATTTCTCTTAATAATTTATCATAATCTCTTGTGAATTGATCCATCATTCTTCATACATATTTTATTCTTTCTCTTTTCTTTTCGAGTTTTCTCTTTAATGATTCGATGCTTTCTTCATCTTCTTCTTTATAATCTGTTATGTTTCATTTTATGTTTTGTGCTGTGTAATTACTCCGTGCCATGATTAATCATTTACTGGAATAAAATGTTCTTTCATGTATCTTACTTCTGCATTTGCTTTTTCAACACTATGTCCAAACACTCTCATTCATTCTGATAAATCACTTACTTGTCTTTTTAATATCAAATTTTCTTTTTTTAATTCCATTATTTCTTCTTGCATCTGTTTTTCCTTGTTGTTTTTCTGCAACACATTTCTTCGTTTAATCTGTTGCATGTAATTCCTTGTATCTTTTGTGTTCATGGTGATTATATTTGAGCAGATAAAAATACATCATATTCTTTTTCGAGTTTTTTCTTCTTTAATAACAATTCATGTGCTTCTTGCGGTTCATCTGTTGCATAATATTGATTCTCAATCTCATGGATCATATCTTCATAAATAACTGCGAATACAATCGCTTCTTCAATGCTGTATTTTACATCAATAAGATATCGAGAATCATCCACTTTTCTTTTTTTCTCGTATTGTTTACGGTGTAACTCTCTTCATTTTACTGAAACTGCATCTTTTCGATTCCATCAACTATTAATTCTTGAAACAAATGCATTATAAGTTACACCGTTTTCTTCTCCTTTATTTCTTCTTCGATATTCAATCATTTTCATTGCAAGTGTTGGTTATCGTTTAACTAAATAAACCTTGTTTTTCTCTGTCTTGAATCTGCTGTTTTTGGCATCGATTCCTTAATCTGTAATATAAATCTTCATCTTTATTCCATAAGTTGTTTTTGTTTTGATATCTTATCATGTGTGATATTTTATCTCGCACCATTTCTTTTCAGAATTGTTTACACAAATTTTGGTATCTGATGCGGTCAATAATGATAAATTCTGAACCATTTCTTTCGTATCTGATAGAATTACCCATCACATTCAACCATCATCAATAAAATTCTTTTCTGTATGGTATGAATTGCGGTGTTTCTTGTTTTTTTCTGCTCATTTCTAATCTGCAATCCTTACATTCAGTTTGTAATCAATCATGCTTGCTTCTGTTCTTGTAAAAATCTGATTGATCCTTTACGATTCAACATCTCGGACATCTTTTTGTCTTTAATGCTGATTCAATGTTTTCTCTTTTTGTTTCTTTTACTGCTTGTTTTACTACTTTATCAACTTTTCTTTGATAAAAGAAGTTTTTGATTCGTTGGAACATGGTATTAATTAATTATAAAGTTAAAAAGGTTGATTCATTTCTCGATTGAACCGCATTACAAATAATACAATTAATATTGTTAATGCGATTGCACAAATACTTGCAAATTTCTCCATTTTTTTATTCAACAAATGTAAATCTGTCTTTTACATATTCTGAACATTTCTTTCATTTTATGATCCTTGATGGTCAATAAAATTTTGTTCATCATCTCCATTTTTGATAGCAATATTCCAATTGCACTTGCCATACTCAATTGTAATAATCTTGCGGTATGTCTTTGTGATATCTTTTGTTCATTTGACATAATCCAAATGCATCTCAACCATCTCATCTTGCGAATAAATCTCGATTTCAATTCTCGCATTCAATCATTCTTACAAATTCAAATCATCACAATTTATATGCATATTGAACATACTTTTGTTTGATATCATCATAAGCGAATCCATCATGTGTGATTCTTACTCATTGATAATCTGTTCATGTTCTTACAAGAACATCTTGAACTGGTGTAACTACAATTGCTTGCATCACTAATTCTTCTTCAATTTGTTGATTTGTTATTGCAGTTGACTCTGCATGATTAAACCCATTTCTTCTTCAATTTGCTCAATTCTTCATGAATTGGCTGTTATTTCTTTATCTCTTTGGATGTTGTTTTGATTTCTTTTCTTCTGTAAATCTTCAAAACTTTTTATACATTCATTTTTTGCATCTTCATCAACCCACCATGCATCTGATTCTTCTTTTTTTTCAGATTCAAGTGTTTGATTTAATTCAATTAATCTTGCTTTCTCTTGTTGTAATTCCAAATATTTTTCCGATGCATTTACCTTTGGTTGCATAATTAAGATATAAGCGAACAGAGTAATAATTACTCCGAATAATGATGTGTAAATTATTTGTGTTTTTGTCATGTATTACTGTAAAGAATAAAAGGTTTCGAAATCATCTTTCATACTGCTTGCAACTGTGAATGCTTGCTTTGGATCAATTTCGAGTTTTTTTATAAGCATTGATGTGATAAGCATTCTTGCCATAAGCCAACTTTTTCATTTTACGGCTCAAAGCAACTCATCAATATCAACTGATTTTGTTATTCATTCTTGATTATCTGCGATAATCTTATCTTTTGTATATGTTATCATGTGCAATGTGTGTTAAGTGGTAAAATCTTTCTTCATTCTGATTTTTACGATGTTTATGTATTGCTCAACCTTGCTCGATTTTGCGAATAATTGTTTTGCTTGTAACTTGCTGATTGAAATCTCATTATCTCTTTGTTTGAACTCTTTTTTGATATGTGCATCAGCTGTTGAATCTGTATGGATCTTCTTTCAATTACCATCAAGCTGTCATTTCAATTCGATTAATCTTTCTCACTTTAAAACATCATTTTCTGCTTTTTCTTCTTCATACAAACTCATTAATTCAATTGCTTTGCATTCCATATCTTCTGATAATACAAGCCAATCAAACAAATCATCTTCATTCAATTGCATTCATTTCATTTTGTATGTTTCATGCTTTACAATCATCTGATTGATTACTTCATCATTTCTTGCATAAGGTTTGAGAACATCTTCAACATCAAATTCGACTTCTTCTGTGTTTGGCGACTCGGACTTTTGACCAGTATTATCGTTTCTTATTTCTTCTTCTGGAAGCATTATTTTTTCTAAATCTGTTGCCATCTTCCTTGTTTTTTAAAATATAAATTATTTATCTTCTGGAACATTTGCTCGAACATCTGCAATCTTCATCTTCATTTCTTTACTTACTCAATAATATTTTTGAATGTCCTTGATTAGATCATCAGATGTTGCAAATTTTTTCAAATATTCTGTATTACCTTGCAATCTTTCTAAATCTTCCTTGTTAAACCATTTAACATCTTCTTTCTTTTCTTTTTTCTCTTCCTTTCATGAAACAGCATCAAACATGTCTGATTCTGAAATATCGAATGCCATTAAATACAAATATCTCCTTTGATAGCTCTCAATTCATCATAAACTTTGAATTGCATTGCATCCTTTCAATTCCAATTCTCTCATTGGTGATTGAAATTGCACTGTTTCTTCTGGTTTCTCACAATTCAAGATCGTTAATGTTGCAACTTCATTACTGAATGTAATGTGTGTGTATAATCATCATTGATTGCATAATTCGATTATTGTTGGCATGATGTCTGAAAGCTCGTAATAATCGAATTTTGCGAAAGCATTCTTTCATGATTTCTTCAAGTTTGCTTTCAAGATTCCGCTCTTTACTGCTTGAATCTTTTGATAAATATTCATTGTTTCTGCCATATTGTTTGTTGTTACTTTCTAAAAGTTTTTAAATATTCTCTGATGCAAATTGCTTTCTCTTCATCTGTAAATGTTTTGTATTCTTCAATTCATTTAACACCGAAAGCAATTAAGAACTTTCTAAATCTTGCTGAATCTTCAATTGCCATGTTTAATTTGATAAACGATTTAAAATGTTTTTGTAAATTTCCATATTCAATCTTGTTCAACTCTTTCTTCTTTCATCAATTTCTTTCTGAACTCTTGATCTCAAATTTTTGTCAGAGATCATCAACAATGCATTATCAATTTCATCAACTTGCTTTATGAAGATTTTTTTGATGTTTCATGTGTTGATTGTTTCATTTCAAAGGTTGATAAACTTGTTTTGATTTGCCATTTTCTCAACCGTTGCTCTTTCTGTTGCTGTTGCATATAATTCTCAATCGTATGTTTCAATGTATGTTAATTCTCTGTAAACCTTTATAGAGCTTGTATTACTTGATTCTGCATTCATTCTTGTTCACATAATTGAAGTAAAAGTGTTAAATTGTCATAAATGGTTTTTGGATTTGTTATTTTTGAGCGGTGGAATTTATTTTGTGAAACGATTTGTAAAATTCCTTGTAATGTGTTTTGCCATGTAAATCATTTTTTCACTGGGGGCGATTCTTTAAGTTTTCAAACCAAATTTTTTCAATAAATTCTGTTCCGCTTTTGTGTTCAATCAATCATTCATCCGTTAAAAGATTTTATGATGTTTAAACATTCATTAATTTCTCCATTTCAGTATTCCGTGCTTGCACCATTATCTTCGTTAGAAGATAATGTTATTAAATTATTATTTTTATTTTCTTTTTTATTTTCTTTTTCTTTTTGCTTTCATTCGGTTTCATTCGCTTTTTTTGGGTTTTTTTCGCTTTCATTCGCTTTCGTTTCGCTTGATTTCGGTCTTCATCATTTCTTACCGTTTTCGCTGTTTTTAAGAGAAATTTGTTTTCAAGTATCGATTGCATATTTGATTTGAACCATCAATGCTTTAATCAATGGGTTTTCTGATTCTTTACCATACAATCCATACTCGATGATAGCATGTAACAGCTCGCATGCTGTTGCTGGATCATGTTCTTTCAACTGTTCAACAGTTTCAAGATATGTTTCCATGAATGTGAATTTTGCTTTTTCACTCATTTGTAGAACCTTGATTCAGAAAATAAATGTGTGTGTAGATGTGTGTAGTAATGATTCAAATGTGATCTGAACAAATTAAAACAACCATATGAGCTGTTGGATGACCGCAAGCATCCAATGGTTCATATGGTTGCTCTGATGTCCGCAAGCTCTGTTTTCTTGCCAAACATCGCATTCACTTTCTCTCGTAGAACCTTGTTGCATAAGTAATCAAAAAAGCGAGATGCTGTTACACACTCGCTTTCTATTGTTTATATTCACATCTTATCACATCACACAAATATCTTCGATATGGTGTGTGTGCGGATTCGTTATATACAGATAGAAATCAAGTGTGTTATCTGTTTGACATGATTAAGTATAAGAAAAATTTTAAATTTGTCAAATATTTTAACACTTTTTGTAGTATATTAAAATTATAGTTGTAAACTATTCTTTCAACATTGCAGTATTGACTTTTATAAATTAATTTTTATTTTATCATATCAAATTGTGATTTTAATCGTGTATCATTCATATGATAATATCATTCCGTTGTTTTTGGATCTCTGTGTCTCATTAATCTTGTTGTTGCTTGCTGTGATAATCATGCATATACACAATTTGTTGCAAATGAATGTCTTTCCATGTGCGGATGTAATTTCCTTTCAATCTTTCATTCACCAATTAATTGTGCGGAATATTTATTGAAAATAAAATTCACATATTTACATGCCAATGGTTTTCATCGATTTTTATTATCTAATCAGATAAAAAGAAAATCGTTTTCAACTGGTCTGTTCTTTGTGAATTCTTTTAAATGTTCTTCATATTGTAATACTTTGGATCTCAATTCTTCTGTAAAAAATACTCGATCATAATATCAACCTTTTCATAATATCTGAAATTGTCTGTTTTCATTATGAAAATGCGAGAATCTGCATCTTAATATTTCCGCTCTTCTCAATCATGTTTTATATGGAATCTCAATTAATAACTTGTTTCTTTCTGCAAGAATTGATTTTTCTTCATATAATAATGGTGCTTGAACAAATGTTTCATATTCGCTTCTTTGCATCATATCAAATGGTTTTCTTTCTTTTTTTATTATTGGAAGTTGCTCAACATTGAATTGTATCTTATATCAAAGCTGTGCAAGATATCTGAAAAATTTTCTGTTACTGGTTGCAATTCATGATAATGTATTCTTTGAAGCATTTCTTACTTTCTTATAATGCTCAATGAACTTGATGCAATCATCCATTCTGATTTCTTCAACATTAATTTCTGTTTTTCTGTATTTATATAATAAGTATTTTCTGAAATTTAACAGATCATATTTATAATGTAATAATACTTGCTCTGTTCTGCAATCAATATCTTTTGAATATTGTAAAAATTCATATATCAAGTTTCTCATTGTAAAAAAGTTACCAAATAAATAATAATGGTTCTACTTTTTTACTTATGCCATATATTTTATAAATATTGTCAATAATGAATTCAAGAGCAACAAGCAAAAATCGGAAATTCCGAATTTCTTTTTTTTAAATAAAAAAGAAAACAGAACTTGCGGTTCTGTTACACACTTGCAAATATAATATATAAATATATGTGTAAATTGCAAAATCTTATTTTTTTATGAAACTCTTTTTAATTGGATGTTAATATCTTCCAATTTTTTTCTGTTTGCTTCATTCATTGAATGCAATTTATTTTTATATGCTGTATCATTTGCCATATGCCATAAGTTTGAATTCGTATCAATTGCAGTTAATACAGCTGATTTCATTTCGTTTAATCTCTTGATCTCTTCAAGATTATCTTCTGCAACCTTTGTATATAAATATAATCGTGGTGAAAAGTTTGTTAATTTTGCAATCTGATTCTTTACTTCATATATATTTACATCTTTACCATCTGGATTCTTTCTTCATTTATATGAATCTTTGATGCTTCTTTTTCAATTATTCCAGATAAAATCAATTGCATGTCCGTTTGTTTTTGTTCCGAATGAATATCAATCAAGAACACCATCAAGATAATAATCTTTTGCATATTCAACAGTAGGGCAGTAGTTGGTATTCATTGTGTAATTCTTTTGTAATATTGAATCAACATCTGAATACTTACTTACTCTGTAATATGCGATTTTATCTTTATTGTTTCCATTCCATCGTTTTGCAACAAGATCAACTGCACTTTTTGTCCACCATCATTGTCATCTGATTCTTCATTGTTGGTATGATAATTCATCGATTTCTTTTATCACACTTAATCAGAATTCATAATTCATTAAATCTGAAAGCATTCATATTGCTGAAAATAATGTGCATGAAACTTTACTCCAATCTTGATTTCATTGATTATATTGGAATCTGATTTCATCTTGATTATATAAATTTGGTAATGTATCAATATCACCATTATTAAGAATATAATCTGTTGGCTCTGCACCATCTCACAAACATCACAATATGATATCTTCCATTTTTTTGATTAAATTGGTAAAATTTTTTTGATTTTTTCGATGATTTTATCAATTCATTTCTTCCATTCTGCGATTCCATCAATTGACTTTGCAAATTCAGAAATTTTGCTCTTTGCATCATTCATTGCAAAGAGAATTTCTTTGATTTCATGCTGATTATCATTGTTACTTGCTTTTACTTGCTTTTGCAATTCACCAACACTTGCTTCAAGATTAGCAACTTTCTCGATAAGAACTCATAATTGCTGTTCAATATATGGATTCATTACTTATCATTATTTTGTAAATTTTCTTGCATCTTTTCGTAATGGCATAATACTTCGAATAAACATTTTCTGCAACTTTCAATCTGTAATCACTTTTCACATATTCTTAGGTGTTTGTATTCGTATTCGTTTTCTTCTTTTTCTTTCATTTGAGCAATTCTGGTATGTAAAACATCTCATCATCTGTTCCATACAATATTGTGTAAAGCTCGTTTCTCACTCATGGTGATAAAACATTCTTTACAATTTCATACACTTGTTTTAATTGATCTCTTGGATTCTGTTTATCTCCAAAGAATCAATTTAATGCAACATGTAATCTTCTTGATATCTTCACCTTGTTTTGCTCAATATTCGTATTGTATTTATGCTTGTTGCATTTTCCCATTATAT